CAATTTCGCATCAAATAAAATCATTTTACCAACAAACCCTTGGTCAACATTTATCGCCAATTCTTCTGGTACACCCATTGGTGAGTTTACCACAAAAGATAACCTTGAGGTCTTTGGGTCTTGTTTTTCTGGGAAGAATTTATCTTCCTCTTCCAAGTCATACGGAATATTGATAAAAATTACAAATGAAAACAATCCGCCATGATTGTGCATAGGATTGAATTCGTGTTTCTTTTGATAGTTAATCCATACGCTTTCCAGGCCAATCGGTAATAACGGATGACTAGTGTCTTTGTGTGTCCTCATATACCGTTGTACTTCTTGTCTGTAAAAGTGACTCATAATATCTTCTTTAACTTCCCACGGCATATCTTCAATTCTTATTTGTTTTTCCAGATGTCCTGCTAAGTTATAATTGTTTGAAGTTTCGCCTACAAACTTTCTATAATAATCCAAGGTATTCATAGATACCTCACCTGTCCAGATACAATTATGTTTTGATATCTGTTCTTCGGCTATAAACCAATTTGGACTTATCATTACCAATGTCTTAATACTCCCGATATAATAAAGAAACAAGTAAAAAAGTTTACCAATACAACTACAGTTCTCATTACTGCAACTGCATCTGCCTCTTTTGAATTGTCCGAGGCTTTTTCACCTAAAGACATTGCCCATAGTTTCCATAATTTTTTCATCTTTACCTCCAATGTTCTAATAGTTTGGGGTCTGCAAGTTCGTCCTGTTTGGTATGTCCTCTACTCTCATCCTCAAACGGTAATAAGTCTACATTAAATACACACAAAATACAATTGGGTCTGTATATACCCACATTCAAATCATCTTCTTCCCATGAACGACCACGATTATATGAGTATGCCATATGTGATGGGAAGTAATCCCACAGTTTAGCACCATACTCTCCCCACCTCCATGAGTGGTAGTTATCGGTTCCGTCCGTATATGTGAACCATATCTTTTCTTGATTTTTTAAAACATCTTCCCATATAGGTTCACATTGGTCATCACTCCACACTTGACAACTTCCATTCGTGTACGCACCATGTGCTAGTTTAAACTGTCTAGTCTGCATGGGTTTCGGGTCTTGCCACCAAGACCTCATTTTTGTTGGTTGTTCTGTATTGTAAGTTAGAAGTGGTGTAATATCATTTTGAATGATTACATCCAAATCAAAGAAGATGAAGCGTCCTGTCGGCTTATCTGGGCCAAAATTGTGAGTGTTAAAGACAAAAGTTTTAGGCCTGTCCCAGCAACGAGCCATGCCATACTTAAACTCATCAGCGCCGAACCAGTATTTAGGATGGATGGAATCGATGTCTGGAAATGGGATAACTTTAATATTAGGATCGAGTCCCTTATCGTTATCGGTATAACAGTAGAAATGAAAATCCATTGTCGAAGGTGTATTACGCTTAGACATGTTATAAAGACGGTTAACAAAGTGCGGGCCATATTTTTCTCCCCATTTACTGCAAACTACATTAACTCGCATGACAATCTCCACAATTTCTAGTACAAACGCTGAGGGGTTTCCTCTTCAAATGTTGACTTATATTTTCAAAGTCGTGGTTATAAATTATTTCGCCAATGTTAAATTTTGTTGCATCATTATATTTAAAATTATATGTATAGTCAATCGGGTGATATGGAAATAGTTTGTGTTCCATAACATCCCTAGCGATGTAAGCACATGGAAAAATGTTGCCTTGTGAATTCACATAAAAGTATTCACTTTTCCTCGCGTCACACCACACTGGTTCTTTTTCTTTCATCTTAGGTTTCTTAGTTCGCACTTCCTCTTCTTTCTTAAACCTTTTTAATGTCTCCAAACTTATTGGAATGTCACTAGCGATACTGTCACTAACCTTAGTTTCATTCTCAGTGGGTTGAGTAGGAAGTACATGTTCAACCCTATCTACAAAAGGTAGGTCTTTTATATATGCCTTGAATGTCTGTACTGTAATCGTACACCCCAATTTTTCTTTAAAATAACAACAAATTGACTCAATGTGGTCACAATTGGTTGGGTCAGTAATTTCACATATAAATGTAACCCATTGTAACTTGAAATTTTCAACCACAGTTTTGATAGATTCAAGTGTATGTTCTTTACCATTGACAAAGATGTCGTTGAATTCATTCCCAGTATCATTTTGTTTGGTGGATAGTTGTATTAATGCACCTTCTGGATTGCCATCATCATATAATCCTGTGTATAAGTCACTATATTGTTCTCCATGCATTTGAAAATACTTGACAAGAGTATCATTATCTTTTACATTACTTTGATTTATAACAGATATAAGTTCTTGTTTAGGCATGATGTTATACAATCGTTCAAATACTTTCTCATAATCTTCTTTGTAAAATAATTCTTTTAGGTTCTGTAGATAATATTTTTTATAGAGAGATTGCACATCCTCAGTAGATGCGTCCCAAAATACTCTTTGCATCCCATGTTCTTTAATGTTGTCCATAACATCTTTTTTGATTTGGGGTAGTGTGTTTTTATCCCACAATCTTTTGTACAACGCGAAACATTGTAGAAAACTTATATTCCAGAAATATCTAACAGGCCCAAGTTCTTTTGCTTCATCAAATGCAGTTAGGTGAGATTTGTATATGTATCTTTGTTTATAGAGGTCATATATATCATCTGCATCTTTGTTCCAGTATAGGGACTCATCACCTTGTAGTAGCACAGGGTCATCTGGATAGTCAGCAAGAAACTTTTTGTGCATCGATATCATATCACCAGAGTCGTATAGTTCCTTGATAATCTTTCTGTGGTGTGGTTCTATTTGTCTTATAAAGATAAGGTCAGATATCTCCCTTTCTAATTCTGGTACATGTACCTTCACTTCAGAAATTGTACCTTTAAAATATTCATCTAATTCTGGGAAATCTTTTATCATTTTTTCTGATAAAGACTGCAAATCATTTGTTTCAATGAGTTCTTTTATATCTGATATTGTCTCTTTGTCCATATAGTTTTCTTGTAGCATACTATCTGTTAGAGATTCAAATCCAATCCATTCTCGTAGTGTTTCAAATTCCTTTGAATATTGTTCCCAATCTTGTTTCAATTGAGGTAAATCTTTAAGAAATTTTTCTTCTAGTGTATCGTAGTCTTTGGTACGCAGAAGTTGGGATATCTTATTGGTATGTTTGTTTTTATCAAAAAAGTTTTCTGGGAACTTAGGCAACCATAGTTTTTCAAATTCTGTTTTACCATGCCAGTGTATTAATAAGTTATAGTCTCTCAACTCATGTGGTTTTAGGTTATTTTTATTCCTACCACCAATCGATGCTTCAAAGATACAAAACTTTGAATTTTCTCTATACAGGTGTTGCGTGACATCATTGGGATGTTGTCTTCCTCTATTGTAGGAGTAAACCCAATCACTAGGTAGGAACGACCAATAGTTATCGCCTACTGCTTGATGTTCTCTATATGGGTAGTAGTTGTCGGTTCCTTTCCAAAAGGTTTTAAACACGGTGTCCTTGTGTTTCATTACATCGTTATAAATCTTTTCCCCTTGGTCAGTACACCATAACATGACACTAGAGTTATACAATGTGCCACGCATATCTGTAAACCTTCTGTCATTGAGAACTTTTGGATTTTCCCAATTTGAATAAATCATATGTGGAGTTTTTGATAGTTCAAATATGTCATCGATGTTGTTTTGGATAATGACATCTAAATCCAGATAGCAGAAAGGGCCTTTAGTTTTTAACCAGTGGTGGGAATTTAAGACAAGAAACTTTGCTCTATCCCAACAATAGTTTTCTTGACCAAACCAGTACCGTGGATGTAGTGGTTCTACATTCGGGATAGGTCTAGTCTTTATTGATTTCTCTATTCCTTCTGGTTCGTCTGTGTAGCATATAAACTTAAACCGTTTGGAATAGTTTTGCTGAACCATTTTGTAGAGATTGTTTACATATTCTGGGGAGTACTTGTTACCCCATTTCATGCAAAGAAAGTGCATCATAATATTTTTTTCTCAAATCGTAATTGACTTCATTCTGTCCATTTAATAGAACAACTGGATAATCTGGTTTTATTTGATGAGCTCTCGGTGAGGTATCTGTTTCCATGTCTACCCCAGCAAGAAATGAATATATCAACCCCTTGGGGAATGTTCTCTTGAACATTTTTTCATCATATAAAAAGTTATCATCCTTACCTTGATATTTATGCAAGTTGTAGTCCCAGTTTTTAAAAAAGTTCTCTGTTATATATGCGGCATTATCACAGTGCCATGCCATAACACTAGAGTTCCACATTCCACCAAAGTCTTTCCAGTAGGTTTCACATA